AGAGACGATAAAGTCGTTATTGTTATTGATTCAATTGGTAACCTAGCATCCAAGAAAGAATTGGAAGATGCTATCAACGAGAAATCAGTTGCTGATATGTCAAGAGCTAAAGCATTGAAGGGACTGTTCAGAATGGTCACTCCTTATCTTACTATGAAGAACATCCCTTTGCTTGCTGTGAATCATACTTATCAAGAGATGGGTTTATTTCCAAAGCAAGTTGTTGGTGGTGGAACAGGTATCTACTACTCAGCTGATAACATCTGGATTCTAGGTAGAAAGCAAGATAAAAAAGGAACTGAAATCAAAGGGTATCACTTTGTTATTAACGTTGAGAAATCAAGGTTTGTAAAAGAAAAGTCTAAGATACCTGTAAGTGTTACATGGGAAGGTGGTATCGAAACCTACTCAGGTCTACTTGAAGTCGCACTTGCTGGTGGCTATGTTACTAAACCAAATGTTGGTTGGTATGCAAAAGTCGATATGGAAACAGGCGAAATTGAAGAAACTAAAGTAAGAGAAAAAGATACATTACAGAAAAAATTCTGGACGCCAATCTTTGAAAATACTAACTTTAAAGAATTCGTAAAAACTTACTACTCAATAGGACATAAGCCATTACTTGATATTGACTTAGACTTAGAGATAGATAATGTATAATGTTTCTGAAAAAGACTACTCAATAGTAGAAAATAATGAAAGCGCCTTCCAAGGCGTTCTTCTTAAGACTGGAACTTGGAAAGATGTAATAGTTGTCTATGGACAAGTTGGTATCAGAGAAGACGAATCTCTTGATATGGCAACACTTAGCTTTAATTACACAGTCCAAGATCCAGCAGAATTTAGTATAGAAGAACTTGATAAAGACGAAACATTTAAAAATTATCTTGGTTCTATACTACAATATATAATATCAGATTCTTTACAATACGCTGAAGAATCGAAACAAAAAATCATAGGAAAAGAAAATGACGAATCAACTACCGACACACATACTCAATCATCTTCTCAATAATGAAGATTTTTGTAGACGTGTAGTACCTTATCTCAAGAATGAGTATTTCGAAGGTACACATAAAACGGTATTCGATCTTATTGTTTCTTTTGTAAGCAAACACAATAAACTACCAACATCAAAAATACTTGAGCTTGAACTTAAAAAGATTAATGCTCCTGAAGATGTGCTCAATAATGCATCAAGGTTGGTAAATGAAATAGCTGAAAAGTCCGATATAGATACTGATTATCTTTTAGATGAATCAGAAAAATGGTGTAAAGAGAGAGCAGTTTATAATGCTATCATGGATTCAATACAAATCATAGATGGCAAAGACAACGAACGAAGTGAAGGTGCTATACCTGAAATACTTTCTGAAGCTCTTGGTGTTTCATTTGATGAAGCAATTGGCCATGACTATATTGACAACTCAGAGGAAAGGTTTGAATTCTATAATAGAAAAGAAGATAGAATACCATTTGACCTTGATTACTTTAATAAGATTACGAAGGGAGGCTTGCCCAATAAGACCTTAAACATTGCGCTTGCAGGTACGGGCGTGGGCAAGTCCCTATTCATGTGCCATTGCGCAGCAGGTGTTCTTAATCAAGGTAAGAACGTTTTGTATATAACAATGGAAATGGCAGAGGAACGTATTGCAGAACGTGTCGATGCTAACTTAATGAATTTGCCGATTGAATCACTTGGGTCATTACCTAAAAATGTATTCGATGATAAGATTGGTAAGATAGCGAAAGCTGCTACGGGTAAACTTATAGTTAAAGAATATCCTACTGGCTCAGCTCACACTGGTCATTTCAGAGCTTTACTTAATGAGCTTCGTCTCAAAAAGAACTTTAGTCCTGATATGATCTATATTGACTATTTAAATATTTGTGCATCAAGTCGTATGAAAGGCATGGGCGGAAGTATAAATAGTTATACCTATATAAAAGCAATCGCGGAAGAACTTCGCGGTCTTGCTGTGGAATTCAATGTACCGATAGTTTCGGCAACTCAGACCACGAGGTCTGGATTCAGTAATACTGATGTTGGACTTGAAGATACATCTGAATCTTTTGGTTTACCTGCAACGGCAGATTTGATGTTTGCTCTTATTTCAACAGAGGAACTCGAAGAACTTGGCCAAATAATGGTAAAACAATTGAAAAATCGTTATAACGATCCAACCAAATATAAGAGATTTGTAGTTGGCGTAGATCGTTCCCGCATGAAACTATATGATGTAGAGGAGTCGGCTCAATCAGATATTATGTCTGACATGGTACCAGATAAGCCGATAAACAAGTTTGGTGAACGCGAAAGTAATGACTCGTTTGCCGACTTTAAAATATAAAGGAGAAATATATGAATATGTTAAATACAGCAAAAGCATGGTTAATGTCAAGATGGTCAGAAAGAACATCTTGGGACGGTGGACTTATAGTCGGCCTATCATTATCCTACCTATTACTAGGTGGACTTGTTGACTTAGTAGCTTGGGTAGCCCTAGCTTACGGTGTTTACACTTTTATTGCAAAAGAAGTATAATAACCTTTTATTATGACAATTCGTGGGGGAGTTTCGACTCCCCTTTTTTTCACAAACAACACTTTCTCACAATTATTTTCATTAATTTCACTCGAACCGTTTACAACTGCTCCCAACTGTGGTATAATATAACTATATTCAGATAAGGAGCTAATATGACATACAAAGAACAACCAATATCAATAACCGAAGAGGTTATTGCAATGAGCACCAGCGCAATTCTAAGAGAATTGGACGGTGGAATGAAACTAGGAATTTGCGAATCTTGGGACGAAAGAGTCGGAATGACAGATAGAGATTGGGCTATCGAAAAATTAATAGCTAAAAGACTAAAGGAGGCAGGAGTATGAAATTATCAATGAGACATATCGCAACAGATATACCAGTAGATGTTGAACTAGATCTAGTAGAACAGAGCTGGGCTAAGGATAAAAATCCAACAACGCTTAATTTATCATGGGACAAACTTTGTGATTCAGTTGCACGAAGAACTGGCCATGACATACAAGGCAATTTTGAAATTGAAACTATAGATGGGAGGGTATTTCACTAATGAAAAGATCAACAAGTTACGTAATGACAGTACACACAGGAAGCGCAGGCGATATGCTTGAACTCCAAAGACTCAGAAAAACCATAAGCACCGTAAATTTACATGCTAAAGAAAATGAAAAGGTTGCTTATATGAATCCAAGAGGAGCTAAGTTTCCTAGATACTATGTTAAATGTCAAGCAAGAGGTCCAAGAGCTAAATTTGCAAAAGCATTAGGAAGACATCCTAGAGCTTTCGACCAGTCACTACCTCTTAAATTTGCGGAGAAAATGGATGTCTATGTCTATCAAAGATAAAGCTTATAAAATAACAGCTAAGAAAAACCACAAAGTTGTCGCAGAATACCTCTATGAATTAGAGGAATCTGCTGCAGCATTTGCTAGTAAAATGAAAGAAAAAGGATATCAAGTTTGGGTTGAAAGAGTAAACATATGATTGAATATATTATACTTGCATTCATCATCGCGATATCAGGCTATCAAGCATTTCAACATGGAATCCGTGAAGGAGCTGAAAGAACTTTAAGAAAACTTTCTGAAGAAGGAATCATTTTTGTTAAAGCTGGCGGAAATATACTACCCAATAAATTCTATACTAAAGATTAATCTTTTATAAATAGATTTAATACATAGGAAACTGTTTATGAAATCTTTAAAAAATTATATTTACGAAGCTAATCTGCAAGGAAGCACGACTAAATTCTCAGGAGCTTTAGGCGCGTTTAAACAATATGTTGAACTTAATCCTAAAAATGTAGAATTTAAAGTAGATAAAACAACAGTTTTAAGTAGAATGGATGGTTCATCAACTGACATTACTGTTAAAAAAGGTACAACCTTTAACATAATGGATAGAGAAACTAAGCTTATTAAAAAGGTTGGTAGATCTGATGCAGTTAGAATTCAACTTACTGATAGAAAATTCAAACAATATCACGGTCAAGATTTTCTTCTTCCATTAAATAAGATACTTAAACCAACAGGTAAACAAGTAGAAGCTTTAGAAGTCGATATATCTGATAAGAAAAATCCAAGAGTATTTACACCATTTAAAACTGGTCATGGCCATGAAGGTCAATTCACAGAAGCATGGATTAAACATACAGGTGATAGATGGCAGTTTGAATATAAGGGTAAAGAATATAAAGTATTAGCGTTGAGAGCTCCACTTGGAACTTTTAAAGGTAATCCAAAAACAGATGTTACAGTATTATTAGATAAAGCACCTCCTAAGATGCCGTCAAAAAAACTAAAATATAGTTTAAAAGCAGCAAATGCTACATACTTTGAAAATTGGATGTTGCCTAAAAGATTTATGGAAATCTTTGGTAAGAAAAAAGGTTCTCAAATACTTAATGATGGATTAAAGGATTTAAATACAACTGGTAAAATTGGTGGTACAGCAACTAAAACAAATTCAATTGCTCCTTTTATTTCTAAAAAATGGAATATAGGAGATAGATTAAATCCATCTGAAATGATGGAAGTAATCTCAGGAGATATAAAATTTGATGAAGGTGAAGGAGCCGCAAATGCTTTCTTTGGTGGTGATATACCTACTGGAGCAAATGCTCTTGAAGTTATAATATCAAATACTAAATCATCAAGTGATATGTCTAAAATAATAAAAGCTGGAATATCTATGAGAGGCTCTACTAAAATTGGTAACTTCTCTTGTTATGTTCAAGCTGACGATGGCAAATGGTATATTAGCATAGGTTATGGTAATATGTTTGATGTCGATAAGGAATATAGACTAGTATGAAATCACTAAAAAACTACTTATCTGAAGCCGCAGGAAAGAATACTCATATGACACATATTGAGGATTTAATCTTGGACGGCGGAGTTAAGGGGGCTCGCCAAGCTATCCTGGCGCTAAGATCTATGAGGGATATGTTGAGCGGTAATGCAAAAGCACCAATGGACATTACTGTAAAGTGGGACGGAGCCCCCGCCGTATTTGCTGGAGAAGACCCAAGAGATGGTCAATTTTTCGTAGCAAAAAAAGGTATATTTAATGCCGACCCTAAAGTATATAAGAGTCATGCCGATATTGACGCTGATACTTCAGGGGATTTATCTAAAAAACTAAAACTTGCATTCGACCATTTAAAAGGTCTTGGTATCAAAGGTGTAATCCAAGGCGACTTTATGTTTGATTCAAGTGATTTAAAAAAGGAGAAAATAAATGGAGTTGGACATATTACTTTCCATCCTAATACTATCCTCTATGCTGTACCTCTTAATACGCCATTAGCCAAAGAAATACAAAGAGCTAAGATTGGTATTATATGGCATACATCATATAGCGGTGGTTCATTTGAAAGAATGTCAGCATCATTTGGTAAAGACATAGTTTCTAAATTAAAGAAAACACCAGATGTATTTATGGATGATGCAACACTTAAAGATCTAAGTGGTACTGCAACGCTTACAAAAGATGATTCATTATTACTCAGTAAAAAGTTATCTGATGCTGGTAAGATATTTCAAAAGATATCATCAACAACTTTAAAAGAGATAGAGTCAAACAAAGAACTCAATCTTATAATTAACATATATAATAATACTAAGGTAAGAAATGGTCAACGTATTACAGATACGAAGAAGCATGCAATCGGTTTAATTATGTTTGTAAGTGATCGTTATCAAAAAAGATAAGTTAGGAAAGTTTTGAATAAAG